TCACAAATAAACTTACAATCTGGAAATTTCGTTCCACAAGGCACTTCATCAAGAAGTTGCGCTCTTCTCTTATGATTAGTTAATTTAAGAGAAACGTTTGACCTCTCTTGAAAAACAACAGTTATTTCCTGTTCTTTTCTCTCAATTAACTCTTTTTTAATATTCAATTCTTCAGCATCAAAGTTACTTAAAAAGTCTTCAATCTTATCTAGACTTTTTTGGTTTCTTTCATGCTCAACTGTCAAAGCAGCAATCGAAGTATTTAACTTATCTAATTGGTTTTCTTTCTCCGTCTTTTCAACTGTAACACGTTCAATATGAATTACTTCTGCCGGGATTGAATCAATCTTTTCTTCCAGTGTCCTAATCTGTTCAGATATAGATGCTATATCTTCCTTGACCAAATCACACTTTTCTTTCTGCTGTGTTGTTTTCTCTTCATTTTCTTGAAGATTCTGGAGTGCTTCTTCGATGCCTTCGTCATACTCCTTGCCCTCAAGATTTTTAAGAGCACCACGAACATCAGCAATTTCAGATTTAGCTAACTTAAACTTTGTTTCAAAAATCTCAAGGTCAAGAAATTTAGCCAAGATCTCTTTTCTTCTTGTAGAACCTTCATTAATAAAAGATAGAGACCCAAGCTGCGATGACATCGAAGTCAAAAGAAAGTCATCAAGTGTTCCACAGGTCTTTCTAATAATCTTATCAGTTCCATTTCTGGTTAAACCGTTTAGGCTTTCAGTCTCCTGTAGGATAGGATCGTACTTTTCAAAGGTTGTATTTGTCTTTGCCTCTTCAGTTTCTTCACCCTTAAGGCGTTTAATATATTTTTCTGCTTCCCTGTCAATTGTAAATACATCATCTCCAATCTCGAATTCAACCTTGCCTTTACCAATCTCTTTATTTTGGTTGATAACGTTGAAGTTTTTTCTTTCGTTCTTGGATGTAGAATTAAATATCGTAAACAAGAGTGCGTCAATAATCGATGACTTGCCAGAGAAGTTCTTGCCGAAGATGCCAACAATACCATTTAACCTATCAAAGTTAATCGTATTGTTCTCTCCATAGTTGAAAAGGTTGTCCCACTCAAACTTGTTCAGTTTCCAGTTGACGTTTCTGGATACCTCTTCACCTTCTTCTGCACTAGTGTTAAACTTTCTGTTAAGGGCATACACTTCATCGAGAGTTTCTTCATCGACTTCGTAATCTGTTAGATATGTCTTGATTAAATCTTCTTGGACTGTAATGTCACGAAGATTTTCTTCTTCTAACATAGAAGCCATGTCTTCAACAGAGCCTCTCTTTCCAG